GCGCTTGAGTCCGACAGGTCGCCCATATTCGGGCGCTTGTTCGGCCGCTCTTCTACTGCGCGATTGACCTGGGCCAGCGCGATCACGGGTATGTCCAACTCGCGCGCAAGCTCTTTCAGGCCCTCGGCGACCTCGCCAACTCGCTCGTGGCGCGGTTGTTTCGGGTTGCCGTGCTTGATGCGCTGGACGTAATCGACGTAGAGAGCTTGGATCTTCCGGTCGAGTTTCCAGCGGCGCGCGACGCGAACGACCTCGGCCAGTGTCGGCGCCGGCTTGTCGTAGATCACGCACTCTTGCGGCGAGAGAATAGAAACGCCCGCCGTGATTCGCGGCCATTCGTCCTCGTCAATCCGGCCGGCGCGCAAGTTCTGCACCGGGATTCGCGTAGCCATCGACACGGCGCGCTGCCCGATCTGGCCCACCGATTGCTCGGCGGAAACAAACCCGCGCGGAACATCGGCCGATTGCGCCATCGACAGCAGGAGGGCCGTCTTTCCCATCGCCGGGCGGGCACCGATGATCACAAGGTCGCCGCGATGGAAGCCGCCCAGCACGTGGTCGAGGCTCGCGAAACCCGTCGTGATCCCGCGCAGCTTGCCGCCGCTCTCGATTGCCTCGGTGAGTTCGCGTACCGCTTCTTTCACGGCAGACGCCATCGTGTGTTCACGATTGACCTCATGCCCGTGAAGCGCCATCAGATCGCGGATTGCCTGCTCAACGTCGTCCGGTGACTGGATCAGCGCAGAGGCAATCTCACGCACCCTGCGGTAATTCCAGCGGCGCGCCAGAATCGCGGCATAGGCGGCGATGCTTGCTGAGCCTGGCGTGCCATTGGCTACCGCGAGCACGTAGCCGGCAAGCTCAACCGCGCGTTTCGGATAGCGCCGCTCCAGAACCTCGGCCACCGTCACGGCATCGCAAGGCGTGCGCTCGGCGTGAAGTTCCAGAAGCACGCTGAAAAGCCACCGATGGCGCGCGTCCGTCATGTGCTCAGGCTTGAGGCTCTCGACTTTGGCGAACGCAGCATCGCCGCCAAGCATCAGCGCGCCGAGCACCGCCTGTTCCGCGTCGAACGCATCGCGGATTTCGGGATCGTCGGTCATAGGGTCAGGGGCCTGTGCGACGCACGCATCGGCTCGCGCTGCTCCGGCTGCATCGCGACAACCTTCGGCTTCAGCTTGAACAGGCCCTTCCAGCCATTCATGACGGACTGATTCAGCACCGCGGCCGGATCGTTACCGCTGCCTGCCAGATCTTCCAGTTCATCAACGGCCAGCTTGGCTGCGTGGTTCGTCAGCGGCGCCCGAATCTTGCGCCGCATCTCGACAAACGCCTGCCACTCAGCCTGCGGAACCCACTCGGGCGCCTTGAATGTGAAACGAGTTGAGATTTCAGCCGGCGCGCCATCATGCGCAGCATGTGGCGTTGCTTCTTGCTCTTTCTTCTCTTCTCTTCTCTTCTCTGGTCCGAAAATTGTCCGCATCTGATGCGGACAAGTCGCGTACATTTTGCAGACCGCGTTCAGACCGTTTGCGGACAGTTTCGTTTGCGCGGCGCTTCGCGGATCGCCCGTTGTGCTCGTCAAAGCGCGGCAAAACAATGAGTTGTCCATCAGCAACAAGCCACCCAACCGTGCGCATAGCTTCCGCAAACCCTGGGAACCCGAGGATGGCGTCAATGGCGTCTGTGGTGTAGCCGTCGAGCTGCCCGTCAGACGAGTGCGCATCAAAGAGCGACCACACCGCATGCAGTCCGCCGACGATCCGCAGCCTGTCCGCATTCAATGCGGACGCCATGCGGACAACTTTCGGATGCGTTTGCAGGTCGCAGCGCATCTTGATCCAGTCGCCGGCCATCTCAGATCGGCTCCGGCAGACGCGGCAGGCCGAGCACCTTGCGGATCTTCGCCATCTCGCGCAGAGCGACTTTCGTCGGGCGATTCTTGCGCTTCGGCGGTACGTTGTGAGGCTTGCGGCTCATGCTGACCCCTCGGCGATCCGCCCAGCACGACAGGTCGAAGTAGCCCAGGAGTGCGGCTCTGTCGGTAGGCGGATCGCGGAATGGTCTTTCATGGCATCTCCTTTTTCGGGCTTCGACACCCGGCCGCGTTGCGGCGGATCAATCGTACTCTCGCGGAATGCCCGCCGCAATGGCGGGCGATGCGTTACGCGAACAGCGAACCCTGCGCGCCAACCGCATGCAGATTTCGCACCGCCTGCTGGTAGTAACTCGCCTTCAGCTCTACGCCAACCGCGCGACGCCCCATTTCGACGGCGACATACAGTTCTGAGCCGATGCCAGCAAACGGACTCAAAACAACGTCATTTGGGTTTGTCCACAGGTCGATTCCGCGGCGGATGACTTCCAACTGGAGCGGGCAAATATGGCGCTCGTCATCATGCTCGCGGGCGCTCATGTATTGCAGCGTGTCACCCGGATCAATATCAGTCCAGATCGGGCTAGCAATCTTTTGCCACTTGCTGACCGGGTAGTCTTCGCCGTGCTTTACGCGGTCGATGATATCGCCCGGTGCGCGCATCGTGACGAGATAATCAGGAATGCCTTGACGGCTCATGCTGGCATTTTCTCTGACGGTCTTGTGCAACAGTCCGAGCGCCTTCGTGCGCTGCATCGCTGTCACGGGGTCTTTCCAGATGCAAACCTCGCTAGCGTAGATGAATCCGCCAGCCTGAAACGCCCGGATCAGGTCTCCGCGAAAATCCTTCAGGCCGATGTATCCGTCGCGTTCCTTGCTGGTCGGCAGCAGCATGCAGTGGAAGCTGACATTGCGGCCCGGCTTCATGATGCGGCGAAGCTCGGCAACAAGGAACGAGAAGTGCTCGAAAAACTCCTCATCGTTGCGAACGTTGCCCATGTCGCGGGGACTGTTGCTGAAGGTGTAGAGCGACGCGAACGGCGGCGAGAAGATGGAATAGTCGATGCTATGCGCCGGCAATCCGCGCAGCACTTCAACGCAATCGCCGTTAAACAGCGTCCACTGATCGGTTACAGTTTGGTCAATGCAGTTCATGCCGCTTCACTCCTGAGCCACGACGGGACCGCAATGCGGCGCGTGGCGTTGTAGGTATTGGATTCGCGCTTCAACCCGACGACTTCAGCCATGACGGCTTCGCGTGTCTCTGCGCTCAGTTGCTCAGCCATGACCGCGCCATCAGCCTCTTTGCGCCGAATGTTCGCCACGACAGCGCCCTCTGCCTTGGAGGCAAACACATGAACGTGGACCGGCCGGGCTTGCCCGAACCGCCACTCCCTGCGAACTGCCTGATAGAAGGACTCATAGGAGTCGGTCACGCCGACAAACGCCATGCGCGCGGAGTGCTGCCAATTGAGGCCCCATCCGCAAATGGACGGTTTTGAAACGAGAACGCGCGAGCGTCCGGCCGCGAAGTCCATCAGCCGCCGCTCTTTGGTATCGATGTCGTCGGAGCCTGCGACCTGGACCGCGCCGTTAATTGCAGCCGTCAGCGCGTCACCTTCGGCGTTCAGATCGCACCAAACCACCCACGGCTCGCTTGGCTCGGCGTTAACCCGCGCGGCGCATGCCTGCACTCGCTTCATTACAGAGAGCTTGCGCGCGTGCCTACGCTCGCTCAGCGACTGCGCCTCGGTCCCGAAGAGCTGCCCCTCATGAATGATCTCGAAGTCAATTTCATGCTGAAACATTTCAAGCGGCGGCAGGATGTAACCGTCATCCGAGAACCCGAGATCTGACGGGCGCCGAACCATCGCGCCCCAGGTCGAAACCCAACGCCAGAACTGCGCGCGGGCGTGACCCTTGAGCCGCCATACCTGCGTTTCCGCGCCGTCATGGATGAAGTATTCCGCCAGCATCTCTGCGCGCGTGCAGATGCCAAGGAACTCGGCATGCGTGCCGAGCTCGGTCCAGTCGTTCGGGGCCGGCGTCGCGGTTGCGCAGAGCTTGTAGGGCGTGTCGCGAAAGGCTTCGCACAGATGCGCGAACGTCTTCGCCGTGTGGTGCTTGATGCAGCTCGATTCGTCCAGAACCAACGCGCCGAAAACGCCAGCATCGAACAGATGCAGCCGGTCATAGTTCGTGATGTAGATGGCCGGGCCAGTCACGCCAGATTGATCGCGGACGTGGCGCACATCGACGCCGATCTCTGCGCCCTCTCCAACCGTCTGAGCAGCAACCGCCAGTGGCGCCAGGATCAGCACAGGCATGCCAGTGTGCCGAAGCACTTCGGACGCCCACGCAAGCTGCATGCGCGACTTGCCCAAGCCGGTGTCCGCAAAGATTGCAGCGCGCCCTCGGCGCAGTGCCCACTTGACCAGCGCGCGCTGGTGGTCGAAAAGCGAATCAGGGATGGACAGTTCGCCAGTTATGCCGGTTGGCGGCACAAGCGACAGCTTGCGTGCTATCAGTTCGGAGTAATCCATCACTCAATCG